TGACAAGTTAAAAAAAATTACAAAAAACACGCTTGAAAATATATCAACGGCGATGATGTCGGGAAATGTTGACAGCATGGAAAAATACAAGTATATGTTAGGACAGGCACATGCCTACAGATTAATACTACAGGAAATCTCTAACCTGCTAAACTATAAGGAGCAAAAAGATGAGCAAGGAAACGTTATCGACATCGGAACCAAAAAAGACGGAAACTCCGAAACACATTAATGCTTTAGAAGAAAAGTATAAAGAAGAAGCAACACAAGAACCCCACGCAAAAAGACTACACTCTGATAATATCAGAGAGACAGTTAAAGAATTACCTAAACCTGTTGGGTTTAGAATTTTAGTTTTACCTTTTACACCAAAAGAAAAAACTAAAGGTGGTATTTTATTTTCACAAGAACAATTAGACAAAGCTAGAATTTCAACAACATGTGGTTATGTTTTGGAACTAGGAGATTTAGCATACAAGGATAAAAATAAATATAATGAACCTTGGTGCAAAAAAGGAGATTGGGTTATCTTTGCTCGTTATGCGGGTTCAAGATTACCAATTGAAGGCGGAGAAGTGCGACTACTAAACGATGATGAAGTTTTGGGTACAATAAGTGATCCAGAATCGATTCTTCATTACATTTAACATAGGAAGGAACTATGCAAGAAGAAAACAAAAAAGTGTCTGATGATTTAATTGACGTTGGTGAAACAACTGGCGCAGAAATTAATTTAGATGATAAAGGTGAACCGGAAAAAGTCGAAGCACCTGCAGAAGAACAAGTTGAAGTTGAACAGGTAGAACAACCTGTTGAAACTAAAACAGAAGAAAAAAAAGATGAGTTAAAAGAATATAGTGATGGAGTTCAAAAAAGAATTTCTAAACTTACTCGTAAAATGAGAGAAGCTGAAAGACAAAGAGAAGAAGCTTTGACATTTGCTGAATCAGTAAAAAGAGATAAAGAAGCTTTAGAAACTAGATTTTCTAAACTTGATAAATCTTATGTTTCAGAGTTTGAAAGTAGAGTCACAACAAATATGACTGCTGCAAGACAAGCTTTAAAAACATCTATTGAAGCAGGAGATGTTGATGGTCAAGTAGCTGCACAGGAACAAATCGCAAGATTAAATGCTGATGCAATTAGACTATCTTCACTTAAAGCTATGGAAGAAGAAGCACCTAAAAAGGTTAATATCACACCTCAAAGACAAGCTTATCAACCAAACGTACGTCCACAAACTGATGAAAAAGCAGAAGATTGGGCAGCTAGTAATAGTTGGTTTGGTAATGATTCAGCTATGACTTATACGGCTTTTGATATCCATAAAACATTGGTAGAAAAAGAAGGATATGATCCTAAATCTGACGAATACTATGCAGAAGTTGATAAAAGAATAAGACTTGAATTTCCGCAGAAATTTGATAAGATGGATGGTACAACTACAGAAAGAGCAAAACCTGCTCAAAATGTAGCTTCGGCCAAACGTTCAGCCCCACAAGGACGCAAAAAGACTGTGAAACTCTCGCCATCACAGGTAGCAATTGCTAAAAGATTAGGCGTGCCATTAGAAGATTATGCAAAACAATTAAAAATCACGGAAGGAGTATAAGCATATGGAAAACGATAAAATAAAAACTTCACGTGCGAGTCAAACTAGAGAAAAAACTTCTCATAAAAAAGTATGGACTCCACCCTCATCACTTGATGCACCCCCTGCGCCAGACGGTTATAGGCACAGATGGATAAGAGCTGAAACATTAGGATACAATGATACAAAAAATGTAGCAGCATCATTAAGAGAAGGATATGAATTAGTTAGATCTGATGAATATCCGGATTCTGATTATCCAACGTCTAACGACGGTAAATACGCAGGAGTTATACAAGTAGGAGGCCTTTTGCTCGCAAGGATACCAGAAGAGATCGCGCTTCAAATAGAAGCTTATTACAATAAGCAAACTAGAGATAAAGATGAAGCAATTAATAACGATCTTATGAAGGAAAAGCAATCAGGAATGAGTTTCAGCAGTGATTCTCAATCCCGTGTAACTTTTGGTGGTACAAAGAAAAGCTAATTATTTAGTAATTCCTACCCAACAAATTAACAATAAACCGTACCGGAAGCCTTCACAGGCAGGTACATAAAAAGGAAACAAATACTATGGCAAATGCAAGTACAGTAGGTTTTGGTTTAAGAACGACTATGGTTGTTGGAAATACTCCAGCGACTTCAGGTCAATCTGAATACAAAATCAAATCAGGCCTAGGTGTTGGTATCTTCAAAAATAACCCAGTGTCACTTCAAGATTCAGGTGGCGATCAAGGTTATTTACAAGATGCAAGTTTCGCTACAACTGATGACGGTGGAGCAGGTGGAGCAGCGTATGAAAATACAGGTCACGCTCCTCTAATTGGTTCTTTCAACGGCTGTTTCTTCGTAAACAGTACAACGAAAAAACCAACGTTCGCAAATTCAGTAGCAGCAAGCACAACATTTGGAACTGACTATAATACGGGCAGCAATGACGGCTTAGGTTTTGTAAATGACAATCCGTTTCAAGAATACGTAACAAAAGCGGATGCGGCAGTTACTCAAGCTATGTACGGCGATGCTGGCTATAACACTAACAGCTTTACAGCAAGTGATGCTAAAGACGGTCAATCGACTGTAACTTTAGACATCGGAGGCGGGGCAGCTTCTACTCACATGTTCAAACTAGTGAGATCAGCTAATGACCCAGAAAACAAAGATAACACAGCGGTTGGATCAAACCAAATCGTAGTTATTGCGGGCGCTTCAAACTTGTATAATGGCGATAACTAATAGAGAATAGGAGTATAAAACTATGGCAATATCAAGAGCACAACTAGTTAAAGAACTAGAGCCTGGTCTGAATGCACTATTCGGACTAGAGTATAAAAACTATGCTAACGAGCATGCAGAAATATTCGACACAGAAACATCTGACAGAGCTTTCGAAGAGGAAGTAATGTTAAGTGGTTTTGCGAATGCAGCTGTAAAACCTGAAGGTCAAGGCGTAACATTCGATGATGCGCAAGAGACTTACACAGCTCGTTACACAAACGAAACAATTGCGTTAGCGTTTGCAATCACAGAAGAAGCTATCGAAGATAACTTGTATGACAGACTTGCGTCTAGATATACAAAAGCGTTAGCAAGATCTATGGCAAACACGAAGCAAGTAAAAGCAGCAGCGGTATTAAATAATGCGTTTGATGCGAACTTTGCTGGTGGCGATGGAGTTGAATTATGTTCAACTGTTCACCCAACACTAGCTGGTACGTTTTCAAATGAGTTAACAGTCGCTTCTGACTTAAACGAAACATCATTAGAACAGGCGTTAATCGACGTCGCTGCGTTTACTGATGAAAGAGGCCTAAAAATTGCGGCACAAGGAACTAAATTAATTATTCCTTCTGCGCTTCAATTTACTGCTGACAGACTTATGAATTCTGCAGGCAGAGTTGGCACAGCTGATAACGATATCAATGCTGTTAGAAATATGGGAATGGTTCCTCAAGGATACACAGTGAACCACTACTTAACATCTAACAAAAAATGGTTTCTTAAAACAGATGTACCTAATGGTCTTAAACACTTTGTTAGAGCACCTATCAAAACTTCAATGGAAGGTGACTTTGACACAGGAAACGTAAGATACAAAGCTAGAGAGAGATACGTATTCGGATTCTCTGACCCTAGAGGTATCTTTGGTTCTAACGCTGTATAATCGTTAAAACTAATATTTAAAAAGGGGCTTTCGGGCCCCTTTTTTTTGTGGTATAAGGAGAGCAATCATGAAAAATTTTCTAGTTAATATAAGAGCATATGGATATCATGCGCGTTTTACAATAGCGTGTGAGGATAGTGCTGAAGCTATTGAAAATTCAATAGTTGACAAACTAGGAGAAAAAGGTGTAAAATGGGAAAAAGACGGATTTACAAGTTCGTCTAAAAAATGGATAACTTATGAGGAGATCCACGATGCAAAACTTATCAGACCTTTACAAAGCGAAAAGGTCACTGGAGTTGAACTGGGAGCAGGAGCATCTTAAAGAGGGTAGATATACTCTCGACATGGTCAAGATAGACCATAAAATAAGAGAGGTCATAAGCGATATAAAAATGGCCGAGGCTATGAGAGCTCACCAGACAAATAAAATTGAGGGTGCAGCACCCGAAGTATCAGTAGCTACTTAATAAAACGCTACATCGTCGAAATACGTACATTCACCACGCAATCTCTTGCACTCTATATAAAAATCATATATATTTTAATCACTATACATTAATAACAAACAAGTAAATATAGACGCGTATAGTCGACATCCCTAGAGGACTATATTTACGTATTCTAGGAGGAATATAACATGGCAAACACAACATTTTCAGGACCGGTAAGATCGGAAAACGGTTTTGAAGCAATAACTAAAAATACATCAACAGGTGCAGTTACAACTAATGCTACTTACGGAGCATCTATTACAGGTGGTGTGCAAACATTATCTGGTGCAGGAGCTGTTGATCTTACAAACTTAATAACAGAACTTACTACAGCTGGCGGAGCTGCAGCAGTAACTTTAGCTGATGGAACAACTTCAGGACAAGTTAAAATCATTAACATGATTGTTGATGGTGGCGGAACTGCAACAGTTACTCCAGTTACATTTGCAAGTGGAACAACAGTTGCTTTCGATGCAGTAGCTGAATCAGTTACTTTAGTTTGGAATAGTACTATTGGTTGGGTTGCAACTTCAGTTCAAGGTGCAACAATAGCGTAATAAATAATTAGTGTGGGCTTCGGCCCACATAAAATTTAACAGGAGAAAATATGTCATCATACTCAAGTGATCAAACAACCCTTAACTTGGCAACAATAGGTGCTGATACTTTATCAAGAGCAGGTAGAGCTAGAGTTACTTCTATTCAAGGAAAAGGAATAGCAAGTTCTACTTTACTTTTATACAATGTAGCAACATCAGGAGCAGCTGCAGCAGGTAATTTAGTAGCAACTTATAATTTTGGAACAGAAGGACTAGAAGTTTATGTACCAGGTTCTGGAATTCTTTTTGATAAAGGAATTGTTTACAATTTAGCAGGTTCAGGTGGAAGTGTTACATTAACAATAACTGGCGGCTAATAGGAGCAACTTGTGGCTACAATTACTTACACAGTCACCGTAGCGACGGGGACTACTCAATATGGTACCGGTAATAGATATTATATTAACGGAGAGTTAGCTCCTGTACTTTATTTACAAGAAGGTAATACATATATCTTTGATACCTCTGATAGTAGTAATGATACACACATTTTTGCATTTTCTACGAATCCAAATAACTCACCAGCTGCACCTTATACAACAGGTGTAACTACTACAGGAACATCAGGACAAGCTGGATCAAATACAACAATTAATGTTGCACCAGTTAAAACTACCGGCGCTCCAGTATTATTTTATTATTGTACAGTTCATGCTGGTATGGGTAATTCTGCTCAAACCATTGCACCTACATCAGGCACTACTGAATTTGATCCTCAAATGGATGATATCATTGAGGAAGCTTATGAAAGAACAGGAGTATTAGGAACAAGAACAGGTTA